TCACGCCGCAAAATCTGGAATCCCAGATAGGATTTTAATCTTAGTATCTAAACTCTTCATGTCTTCATGGTAATATTTTTCGGTACATGAAATATCGGTATGACCCATTTGATCCATGATCAAATTCTTATCTACATTGTTGTCTAACAATATTGTTGCATAAGTTCTCCTACAAGTATGTGGTCCTTTTTCACGCTCAAAACCAAGCTCGCGACAAATCGCATATAATCTCCTTCTTATCCACGAAGTTCTCAGCCTTATTCCACATTTATCAGACATTACGAATTCACCAGACGGATTATGTTTCTTAAGCTCTTCGTATATCCAGCTATATGACGATGGCACAATAACGGTGCGGTATCCCGCTGGAGTTTTCGGAGATTCCTTTATTTCATATATCCACGTACCCGATTCATCCTTGTATCGAGTCTCTGTACGTTTAATCTGAATTAAATTCGGCGAAAGAAAATCTTCGTATTTAAGAGCAACAAGTTCTCCGACCCTCATTCCAGTAACGCACATAATCAATATTCCGAGATTATGAACATCTATGTTACTACGAAGATAAGTTTTAAGTCTTGGAAATTCTTCCTCCGTAAAAACTCTGTCTCTGCTGCTTTTGTCGCTTTTCCCAAATCTTTGTTCTGACACGTCTAAGTCGCTTAACATGGATTCCACATTATAATTGATGTACTTTTTCCTCTTGGCTCTTTTAAGAAATCCTCTCGTTATAGTTTTTAAGCCAGAAAATGCTTTCGCCTTCAGGTTGTATTTAGGAATTTGTGCTTCAAGAAAATCGCAAAATTCATCTTCTGGTACGCTTTTTATTCGGCGTTTTCCGAATTCGCCGTAGTGCCTATCATAAAAATGCTGATTTCTCATATGGGTCGATTTAGAAATCTGCTTTAATTCAAGCTTTCTATCATTCCATTCCTCAAAAACCTGCTTGATTGTTGGATTTTCTTCTTCAGTTTTCCAGTAATCAACTATTACTTGTTCTATTTCTTCTCTCGTTTTTCTTTTTCTCTGTATTCTTCCTTTCTTTTCATCCGGCAAATACGTGTACCAATCGCCATCATTACTTTCCCAGATTTTATATGGATGTTTTTCTAAATATTTTTGATTTTTCATCATCTCTATTTTTTCTTGTACGGATGATATATCAATTATACCTTGAGATATGGCAAAATTCAACATCTCATTTTCTGTCAATTAATCAGCTCCTCGTTCCATCCCTATACAGTATATGCAATTTTTAATATCCAGTAATTCTTCTTTATTTAAATGTATGTACTCCTGTCCCTCGCAATATAGTCCTCCGTGAAACTCTTCTTCATTGGAGTAACTCATATCTATGTACATCTTTGAGATAGATTCATGTCCTTTAAATATAGGATCGAAGTATGTTAAATATATGTATAATAGCAACTCCTGCCAAAACCATTTACTTCTTCAGGTAAAACTTCTAAAAACCAATTTTCGTAACACCATTTTATTGCATCTAGAACTCTTAGTTTTTCAAACCTTTCTATAGGCTTTGGATACATATCGTAATACAAAATCTTACGCTTAACATAGTCTTTTACACTTCTTAAGAAGCCTTTAGCGTATACTTCGTTACTTTGAATCGCTAAAAATCTTATAATGTCTTCTTCCTTTCTTTCACTTATTCGGTATTTTAATTCTTCAACTTTATTCCATTGACTCAAAGTGTTTTCTTGCAACTCTTTCCATTCTTCGCTTTGCTGTATCGCATCCCATTTATCCTCTTCAAAAACTTCTTCAAGCTGCATTTTTAACCTGCCTATTCTATTCGAAGTATTTATAAACCTAAATCCTTTACAGGAATTACGCAACTCTGACTTCTTATTTCTCAAGCTTTTTAGCAATTCCTCTTCTTTTTCTAGAGTCTCTTCGTCCTTTGCGTTATCTATGATAAAATTAGCCATTATTCTCCTCCAAATATTTTTTATAATTTTATCATATTTTGAAGAAAAACTCATTACTTAAGTTAGAAAAATAAGGCAAGTCAGATTAACTTACCTTTTCTTGTTTTTGCATTATCCTTGAAATTTTGAGATTCTTTAATATTTTGATATCTTCTTCTAATTGGATGTCTAATTGGGTTATTTCTTTGATGTCATCGGATGTTGATATCTTGTTGACTATAGTTACTATCTCGTCCTGCTTATTGATTATATCTTGATATTGAACCATAAATTCTCCTTACGCATTTAATCTCATAAATTTCTCTAGAGTTATATTTATACTTTTTTCTTTTTCAGCAATATAATCATTTCTTTCCATTTTATAGAAACTGATGTAGCCATCCGGATATGTAGACTCTTTCCCATTCTTTGTAAAATATACCTCATAGCAGTCGTCGCAGTCGCTATATTTCTCGTATTGGATATGATGAAAAGATGTCACTCCTTCATTTCCATACCAATCGTCTATAGTAAAGCCGGGTATTTCTCGTAATATTCTACGAACAAATAATTCAAAGATTTCTCCGCACAATCCTTTTTCTTCTTTTCCCCAAAGCCTAGGAGATGAATCTTCCATTCTAAGAAATATGTCTTTAGGAATCTCATAGATGTCTTTAAAAACATGATATTCTCCGCTATCCTCATAACATGTCTTTGAAAATATAAATACCTCCATAACATAAAGCCATTCTTCTTTTCTTTTAAATTTAGCTGAGTCTCCGTCTATAAAATCGTACCCATCTTTTTGGGCTTCTGATATTAGTTCCTGCAATTTTTTATTGTAATCCATATATCCTCCTAATATAGCTGATATTTTTTACCGATTTTATCAATAAGCTCCGAATCCATCGGTTTAAATCCAATACACGTTAAAGTCTTCCCGTCCTCTTCCGGTTCTAATTCTGTATGGCAATTATCGCGAATTAACCAGAAGTCTTCATTTTCCTTCATTCCCATTTCTTCTGCTATTCTTTTTGCTTTCAATAATTGGCTTTTATTTTTTGCTCGCAAAACGCATTTTGTGAATTCGCCGCAAATCCACTGCTCGTACAAGTCTTTGTCGAAACAAAGAGATGCTTCATAACAAACAATCTCCTTAGCTTCATCTGGTTCTAAATGCTGTCGCCATCCAGCTAGGTGTGCTTTAGTTATTGCAGTAACTGTATCAGAATCTCTTAATTCACTGGTTAAAAAAGCCATACTTGCATGACTCACCTGCGCCGCGAGTTTTCCCAGAGACATGTTTAAATCTTTTCTCGCAATAATAATCTGCTTGTACATAAATCCTCCTAAATGAAAATATCTAAATTTGACACATCTTTTCCTTGAACCGATAAAACTTTGTTCGTTCCATCTTCTCTAATTTCGACCGTCATTTCGACATCTGAGCCCAGCCAAAGAATATTTTCGGCATCGAATCCTCTAGATATAGACTCTTCTTCGATATCCCAGTTTTCTTCTTTTTCTCTATGAAAATAAACTTTCTTCTTAAAGCTTTTCAATTAATTTTCCTCCCTCTCCCAACTAATAAGGTAATAACTTTCGTTAAGATCAAAACCTGTTCTTATTTCGTACCCTAAACCTTCTAATTTTTTTCTCGCCCCAAAGCTTATTTCCCCGAGACCGGTAATAGAAAGTCTTCCTTTTTTAGTTGCTTCTAAAATTTTACTGTTAATCTCTTTCAAAGACTTTATATCATCTTCTTTTAGCACTTCTTGAGTTTTCTTATATGCTTCTGCGGCAGAAATTAATTCTGTTTTAGGTGATTTCACATTTGGCATGGGAATATCACAATTTGTCTTAGGCAGAGAACTCTCTATCGAACCGAAATACTCATTTTTCCCGTTAGTACACATTCCGTTCTCAGAAAATCCGCACATAAATTCATGGCATTCTTCGCCAAATTTTGAACAACCCATATCTTCCTCCTATAGATTTTTTGCAACTAATATGTGAGAAAATTTCCATTTTCACTTCTCCAAATAACCCGACAATAGACAAACTGTAAATTATCAGTCGGCAACTTAGCTCCGCTTCTCTTTAAAAGCTCATAAGCATCATATTCATTTAAACCATATTGATTTAAGATTTTATCAATATCTTTTCTTTTCCTATCTGGCAACCTGCTTGAAAAAGCTGGGAACAGTTCTTCACTCCTATACACAACGTCAGTTTTACTAAATGAAATTAGCGGCTTAAATCCGTTTCTCATAGCTTCTTCGATTTCTCCGCAATAACAGAATTCATATTGTTTATTCTTTGAAAGTTCCCCTACTATATACTGTCTTCCGTTTGAAGTGCATTGCCATACTAAATACAGAAATTCTTTTTCGATATTCATAGTGAATCAACCTCCCGATATTCACTAAGAGAACATAATTCTTCTATTTTTCTATCAATGATTCTAGCTTTTCCGTTCAGCTTAATATCTCTGGATTTACTGTCCGTTTTCATAATTCTTTCGCGAATCGATTTTCTTTTTCCCTCCAATCTGTTATATACATCTGAAATATCTTTTTTCTCAGCAATAGAGATTTCTATCTTTTCGCCGCAAAAAGGACAAAAGTTGATCGGGAAATTATTCGTATACTCAAATGTATCTTCCCAGTAGTCTTGCGTCACTTCTTTTCTGATACAAAACTTTGGGATGTTCCAAATACTAGGATCATCGCTCTCTTCTACAATATCTTCGCCTGTAAAAACGATGCATGGATTATCTCGTATTTTTGTGCAACAATATTTGAATGACTTGTATTTATAATAATTATCTTCATTAATTTTTAATTCTACTAAGTCTATTTTCATTTTTGAATCTCCTATGCTTTATTCCTTTTGTTTTCGAAGGTTTTCTCTCCAAATATCTTCTAATTGATTTTCTCTTAGTATTCGATTTGCTACACTAAGTTCATTCACGACAGTCTTATAATCTGAAACCACCTGTTTATATAACGATTTATATGCTATTGCATCTTTTACAAGCGTTTCAGCAGATTGTAAGAGAATCATAGCGATTTCGGGGTTTATTATTGCCGTCTTAATTATCTCAATTACGTCAGACTCTTTAACTCCCTGCTCCGAATAGTTATTTGCTTCCATTTATCTCCTCCTTGTTTTGCGCTGCAACTATTATTGTTGTTAGGTTGGTGAACCATAAGACTTTTATTATGCGTCAAATACAATGCAAGTTTCGCGAATTGCATTCCTGATATCTTCATGCAGTTCATCCAAATCCCATCCACAGGCATCCCCAAATAACCTGTCTTCGCCATTTTCTGTAAATGGTAGTCCTTGTGCCGCCCAAAAAACATAATTATCTTCATTGCATGTTGTCGTTTTAAAAATTTTGCAATTATATAATTCTTCTAACTGTTTTCTTGAATATTTATTTTTCATTTTACTCCTTTTCAATTTGTATCACAGGTTCATCGGGTGAAATAACAATCCATTTCCCGTCGTCACGATAATCTATTTTATTAAGACCATAGCATGTATTTTCCGCTGCAAATTTTTCTTCGAACCGAGTATCATGTATCTCACTTGGGTACTGATCTCCATCACGCATTCTGACACATATATAAATCATTTTTTCCCTTTTCTACAAATCTTATATCAACAACTGCTTATTCATTTCAAATATAAATTTCATCTTCTTGAGTTTAAAAATTGAATGGCAAATATCTTTTATCATAAATAGTGATAGTGGAAATCATATTGCATCTAAGTCTCCAGCCTCTATTTTCGTTTCTCGAACTAACAACCCAAACTGTCGTTGCTGTTCCATCCTTCCACGAATCATAATCCTCTTTTTTTATTGCTCCAAAGTGCCAATTATCAGGAGAACTTTCATTATTGCCTGTTATAGCATTAACCATGTAATAACGATTATCATCGCAATAAGATATTCCTCTTATTTTTGGGTGAAAAAACATATATACTGCGAAAGAAACAAGTAAAATAACCGGTATCGCAAAAATTAGTATACAGGCGATAGTATCTTTCGTTTCTTCCTTCATCTTATCTCTTCCTCCAAGTCATGCCATGCATCCAATACAACTAACAATTTTTCTCCTTCCCTTGTTAGCCAGCAACCGCCAACTGAGCTGCCATGCTCTGTAAACCCATAACTGTCTAAAATATATGCTAGAAACTGCAATATCCCATAATTCATTGAATCGTCATAATCTATATGCAAATTAGTTCTATAGCGTTCAGTGGCATCTTCCCATGATAGATTTTCTTCAAAACAGCTTTTTCTAATGCGGAGATACCTTCTAATTGCTTCGTATGTATTTTCTGGAATTCCGCATCCGCATAAATCCATCTTTTCGTACATGTAAAAATTTAATAATGGCTCAATAAGGCTTTCTTCATACGATTCTGTTCTACAACCTCTAATTACCTCATTTTTTACGCAACAATCCGGATTATTATCTACTACATATTCTGCTATTTCGCTTAACCTCATATACCTTACCTTTCCCATAAATTTTGCATTGTCCGCTGTAATACAAAGGATTCTGGCATTGTCGTCTCTCACTTTGCAATCTTTTTCGTTGCAATATCTACATGTAAACCCCTTCTTGGCGCAATAAGCCAAATCTTTATTATCTTTCTTCTCGCAATTACTGTAATTCCAACATCCTTCACAATTCCACATGTTTTATCCTCTTTATCGCAGGCTTTTTATTTTTACTTCAAATTCACATTTTCTCGCTATTTAACTGCTCAAATTCATAGTTTTTCAACAAACGCCCCAGCATATTAAAGCTCTGATATCCTTCTTCTCCTGTTCTATTATTTTTGCATTTAATATATGTAGAATAGGTACCTCCTCTACTATTCCTTCCGACCGATTCAATTGGAACCGTAAATATAACTATATCTCCGACCTCTAAGGTTTTGAATCCCTGTGCTTTGGATTTTTTGCTAATTGATACACATCTGGCAATACAACTCATTTCCATAAAATTTTCCTCCGCAATTATAACCAACTTTTAATATCTTATCTCTAGTTTAAATAGGATATATTATAAGAATTCTCCGCTTTTAAAATATCCTCTAATGTTAGAGCTTTAAATCTTCTCAAATCAACTCTGCCCCTAGCTGCTTTCATTATATTGTCTTCTACTGTACCTATATTCGGGTTCGTATTTTTGCTAAAATCAAAAAACAGTCTTTGACCTCTTTCTGTATCTATCACGAGATAATTGCCATTTTCCCCTTTCCACTGCTGGCATTTGTAAAATTCTTCTGCTACAAGTTTATCTTCTAAGTAAAATAATGCTCTCATCCCATCTTCTCCTTAATTATTAATAATTTCGTAGATAATATCGTCATGATAATTACCATGTGAATCTCTGACAGAATCTTTTAGAATATGTTTGTTCCCTCCGTGTTTTTTGCAGAATTTATCATAATGCTTTTCAACAGGATTTCCACCAACCATGCGCCACTCAATTTTACGGAGCTTTTTTGTTAGCTCCTCCATCTTGTTAAAAAGTTCTTCTCCGACAACTGGATTTCCTCTATCAAAAGATAAAAGTCCAAAATTATATGCCTTGGAGCAATAATAATCAATGCGATAAGACAAATATCCTATTAATTTATTATTACTAACAATAGCGAAATCAAATTTTCCTTCCTCTGGGCTTGCTGATATATCCGGACTCCACTGTTCTAAGCAGCCGGTTAAATACATCATATCTTCAGTAAAATAGATTCTCTGGAATTCTGCTATTATTTGTTCTTTGAATAATATTGCAGGTACTAGCATTTAGATCTCCCTTTTTATTTTTTTTTGTATTAATCTAATTTTTTTACAAATCTATAATCCTATTTAAAATCCGCTAAAAATTTTTTAATTTTTTCATCACTTATCTTCTTTAACGAAATATCTCTAATATTCTCTTCCCCTCTAATCTTTCCTTTAATTCTTCCGTTTTCTTTTCTAATATTTGACACACATTCCAATTTAATCGAAAAAATTTCATGCTTTAGACTTGATATCGCTTTCAACTTATTTTCAAAATCGCAATCGTCTTTGCTACTAATCATATTTTTTGCAGTTTCCAGAATTTGTTTCTTTAATTGATTATATTTCTCAATCTTTTCGATTTCTTTTTCTTCTTGTGTTGGTTTTCTAATTTGATTCTGCAATATCGTAATTTTTTCTTCGTAATATGTGGTAATCTCATTTCTTACACTTTCTACATTATTAATATCAGTAATCCATAATGGGTGAATATCTCTATAGACACTATTGTAGTTGCTTAAAATCACATAATTCCCATTTTCTTTATGTCTTAAAATCATACCAATATTATTCTTAAATCTGTCTTGGAAATCTTGAAATAGGACGATATCTCCTGGTTCAAATACAAATATTATTTCTTCTTTCAATCATTCCACCCTTTAACACTTCCATTAAATATTTCTCCCCAATTTTTCTTACTAGGTAATTCTCTTAACGGACAGCCTTTCATTAAATCATCCCATGAATCACCCGCATTAAAATTTGCGTCATCATCTTGTACTATACATTCATCTGCACCATTTAATAACGGACAATGTATACATTTATCTGGTGTATCAATCACCAATACCGATTTACTCATTCAACTCCACCCTCCTTCACGATTTTGATCAAATCATCAATAAGTGCATCTGAACAATCTTCACTACATATTGTTTTTTCATCATCATTGTATTTGCATAATTTACAATCAAAATTTGCTCTTCTATATTCAATCTGTTCCATAACCTTGTCCGAATTAAAAGCTGTCGGCTGTTCTTGAACAGTTGTAATTGCAAGATGTGTAAATAAATCCATCGGAGAAACATCATTTTCCGCAGCTTTCTGCTTTTCTTTATCCCAATACCATTTTCTCATTTCTTGAATTAATTTATCTGCATCAATCAATCTCATCCTTTATTTCTCCCAATTAATACGCATCCACTAAGTAATATCATAAATAATATTTCTACGGTTATCGTAAATTTATCCATTTACCTTATTCCTTTTTTGTCTCTGCTAAACCTAATTCTCTTTGTTTTTCTGCGATTCTTAATGGAATATATAATTTGTGATAACCTTTATGACATACATCACAATCACCATATCCATGTCCCCAACACCAATCACAGAACTTATCAAATTGCTTCTTTAATGCATCAGAAGAATCTGTATTTGCAAATCCTTCCCAGATGATTTCTGTTACAAAACTTATGTCACTCACCCCTTTCTTCCCGATGAAAGGGAACTTTCATCTGCTCTTAATTTTCCCATATATCAATTAAATCTTCATAAATATATATCGCTTCTTTTATTCTTCCCAAGTCTTCTGCACCATATAAAGATAATGATTCTATTTGTTCTAAATTTTCTTGTCTTCTTTTTAATCTTTCTACTTTTCGTTTAAGTCTTCGTAATCCATATTCACAATCATTAATAAATATACTTTTCATATTTAATTTATTATCCTTCCTTGCCATGATTGTTAATTCATCTGTTCTAAATTTCTCCTATTCTTATATTATTATATATTTTATTTTCCAAATAAAACTGCCGTTTCAGGCATCATTTAATCTCAAATTTAATAGGCAACATTGCAGTAAATCTACAATCCAACCAAGGTTTATCCTCTGTTTTAAATTTTTTCCTATCCGTTTCAGAAGCTAATACAAAATCACCTATGGTATAAATTATAGTATGTTCTGATAGATCTTTTGGAATTTTTACAGATTTAAAATAAGTTTTAAGATTAATGATGTTTTCTACACATATTTCCATCAACTCATAAAGATGTGCATAAGTTCCATCAGATGAGCAATGTTGCATTGTAAAATAATCATATTCGGCATCTGGATTATAAATAAGTTTTACCTTAAATGTACCTTTGTTTAGAATGTTATATTTAAATGTCTGGTTACATAAGATAGAACCTGTAATTGCTAATTTTAATGATTCTTTGAGAACTTCAAACGGTGTTTGTTCTTCCATCCAGTTATATTTATTATTCTCCATACCGTTTGTCCCACCTGATTTGATTCTCTCTTTAATAAATTCTAATGATTTTCCCATTTTTTATTTGTATCTTTCCTAATGTCCAATCATTTCTTTAGTAATTTCTTTATATTTTGGTTTATAACCATACTCCCATTTTGAATTTAAAATTGTAAGAACAGAATTTTCTACATTATTAGAAAATCCAATTAAACAGTTTGCGTATCCATACTTCCTATCTTTATCAAAATCATAAGGATTTGCAATCTTTACCGTTTTAATTTCTTTTAATTTTTTAACACATGTATTATGATAATATGGTAATCTCACCAAATAATATTTTCTATTTCTTCTATCCATTTATTCCTCCCCAATCAAGTTTTTGTCCGCACTTATTACAATAAATAAAAGACCTATTAAGTCCTTCTTTGCAGCAAGGACAATTTCCTCTTGAAGTATAATAGTTTCCAGAAAAATCAAGAATACGTTTCATATTTGTGACTTTCTTAGGAATCTGTTTTTCCAACGCCTTAATTGCTTCCATTCTGACTTCATAGGTACAATTACCTCCGTAAGCCGTATCATCATAACTTAATTCTTTTATTGCTTCTTCGTTAGTCATCTTTTCATCTCTCTCATCTATTTTCTTTATCTACTTTTCCATAACATATTCTATTTGTGATAGGTAGCACACCAATCACTTTTTCAATTTTATTTCCCATATTCACTTCCACATCCCGGTATCAAAAGATTCTTTATCAACTATAATTTTTTTTATTTTCCCACATTTTTTGCACTTTAATGCTAACTCCCCAGAATTAGGAAAGAACCAATAAAATTCATAAATATGAGGTTTACAAAGACATTTAATTTTGCAGCCATTCTTGCGCCATCTATTGAATTTGTTGATTATCTCGCAGACTACTACATAAATCATAAAGCCAACTGTAGATATACCTATTGTCATGAAAATCGGTTTTAGAATCTCAATCATTGTTATTTATCTCCTTCAACTTTTTCTCTGCTATCAATCAAATGTGCTTCCTCTTACAATCCTTTCATTTACAGACATAACAAAGTCATTAATCTTGTCCATATCTGGTTCTTCTGGAAGCTCAGTATTATTTTTTGCGTAATCAAATTTTTTCTCATATTCATGCACGATATCAAAGAATGCAGAATTCGGCTTGTCATCTGAGTCTAAATATTTTCCGAGTCTGATATCCATTAGTAAATCATGCTCTTTTTCTCTATATGTGATAATCTCTTTATTCTCTAGGAGATCGATCGCCATCATCTGGAGGCGAATTAGATTAACGCTATGTTTTGCAGCTTTTTTGTGATTTATTGCGTATTCATTGCGTTTCGATTTTTTCTTATAATCTCTTGAAGTATTGTTGATTTCACTTAATAATCCCGCCAAATCTTCAAGAGGAAAATCCTCTATAGAGGTCGTTATCTTCAGTTCGCCGTTTTCCACAAACACTTTAACATTTTTTAAACCGTATCTACTTTCTAGTTTAAATATCATTTGATTGATAACTTTACAAATATGTTCGTTGTATTCTTCTTCTGATAACGCGCATAGAGTTTTTTGCTGGAGCCTATATAGTTGACTCACAGCGTAACCGCCAAATGACTTTATCGCTCTCTTAGAAAGAAATAAGTCTTTATTATCTAATAATTCTTGTCCGAATGGAGATATGTACAAGTAGTGTTCTGGTTTCAAACCAAAAATTTCCAAGACATTAGGATTGCAATTACACAATAGAGAAATCATTTTATTGAACGAATATATTACGGTATCTGTTTCTTTATTTTCTACCTGTTCGAAACCTTTTCCTAATAGGATCTCTCTTTTGGAATTCAAAGCGCATCCTCTAATGTCTATATCTGATTCTGGCGTATTTAATCCATACGCATGACTCCCTCCTAATCCAAGCAATATCACGTTCTTCCACAAATGCTCGTTATTGCGGAGAAAATTATATTCACTACCCTTAATTATTTCTCTAATTTCTTTGATTTCCATAAGCTCCTCCTTTCAGCCTGCGCTATACTCTTCTGTTTTTTAACTTCGATTTTTTGCTGTACTCGCGCCCTTTCAGCCCATCGCATTGCTCGACAATCAAATTCATCGAGAAAAATCTTTTGTGCGTCTCGAATCACGTTTTTATTTGTTTCGCAAAAACTTTCCATACAGCGTTCCATTTTCTTAGAGTCTTTTAAAAAATTGAAATGGACATCATTTAAGCTCTGTCTTTCTTCTTCCGGAACACATTCCATTGCGCTACGCAGTCTTCTCATTGCTTCACAATCCGATTTTCTTCGCTCATTTAGCTGTTTATATGTGTTCAAAAATATCTTAATCTCTGGATGTTTTTTAATGTATAGTTGTTTCTTTATGGAATTTGGAATATCATCCATAAACACAACAGCCATAAGTACAATAACAAATGTAAGAAATCCTATTCCTACCATTTTCCCTCCTATCCAACATAAGTACCGTTATCGTGAGCTACTATAGGATATTTGAATCTCCCTCTAAGCTGGGCATTCATCATATTAGTCGCTATTTGGCGCGGAATTATATCTATTACGCATTCTTTAACAGCTTCATACAATTCTTCTTTGGATTTAAAACTTCCCGTGATTCCTCCACAGGCTAGACATATCAAATTCCATCTATTATCATACATGATTAAATATGGAATCGTCGTTTTTGCTCCCTCCTCTGTTACGAACAGGATATCTCCCGGCTCTAAGTTCTGAAAACGCTCCTTCATGTATCTACCTCCTCTGCATGAAAATAATAGTTCCAATTGTTTTGCATCATAATTCAATGCTTATAAATGGCAAATCCTTACTCTCATATCTAATATTGAATTCTTCAAATATGAAATCTTGGTCGTCTATGACGCATACATCTACTTCGTCTGGATATAAACCTCGACAAATGCATTCTCCTTCTAATTTAGAAATTAATTCTTGAACCTTCATATAAATCAAAACTCCTTTTTTTATTTACTGAAATGACTCATCTGATTCTGCTTCTATGCCATCTTCTTTTACTATATATTCGATATTTTCCATGGAACAACAGAATAAAATTCCTCTGTACCCTCTAATAAGTACTATATTCCCATCTTCTATATACAAACACTCTTCTCGTTTCGTATCTATATTAAAAGAAAATTCATTCACTCCTTTAATTAGATTTTTTGTCTTAATATATACAAACATTTTTACCTCACTCAAGACAGACGTAATCTTTGTCTGGCAAATTATATGGATAATTATCGTGCGTCCATGTTTTTATTTTTACTTCTTCAATTTTGTCGAAACAATAATCTCTAACTTCCATTTCTAAAGGGAACTTTTTTAGTTCATTAATTAAATCTTGAACAGTATTGATTTCTTTTACCATAGAAATTTCTCCATAATAAGATAAATAATTCTTCCTGTGATTGCACCTAATATAATTGCCAATGCAGCACCCATCAAATTAGCTCCTTCCTAGTAATACTACTCTCCTGTTGAGCCAAAGCCGCCAGTTCCTCTTTCTGTCTCTTCTAACTCGACTACTTCAATAAAATCCATTGGAATGTATGGCATCAAAACCAACTGAGCAATTCTGTCTCCCGGCTTAACTACCTGAATTTCTTCTGTGTCGTTATGTAACGGAGCGATATACTCTCCTCTGTAGTCGGAATCGCACACTCCTACACAATTAGCAGGTCTTAACCCATTTTTCGTTGCTAATCCGCTTCGAGCAAAGATAGCTCCAAATGTTCCTTTTGGCAGTTTCATTGCGACTCCAGTTCCAATCTTTTTTGTTTCATGCGGCTTAATCTTGATTTCTTCCGAAATATTTGCGTACAAATCAACTCCTGCTGCTTCACTACTTCCTCTTGTTGGAATTACTGCTGTATCTGTGAGTTTCTTGATTAAAATATCCTGTACGTTTTTCATATTCAAATTTTCCTCCATATTTTCTGCTTCTCTACTTGCGCTACAAAGTGCTGTCATGCCTATTCCGATGCAAGCACCTACCATAAACATTGCTGACATGCCCATAATTAATCCGAACATTTCATACTCCTTTTTAAGAATCTTATATAGTTATCCCACTGCCCGATTTTGTCTATATATTCTTTCCCTCTCAATCCTTTCATTTGCATATCTGCTTTTATTTTCTCTAACGGGTTTCTTTTTGTCGCAAGAGATTTAATAAATGTATTAGTCAGATGTGCTATACCTATCGGTGTCTCAGAGCCTAATTCCGAGATTATTTTTTTATACTCCTCCAATTTATCCTCTTCGATGATATAATCTGTTTTTGGCAAGTTTTTCGTTGAAAAGGGGCTTATTCCGGCTCCTGACGTGAGTGGCTTGAAGTATTTTTCGAACTTATCCATCTCTTTCGCCGGGAACCTAATGATTACTTCTGAATCCGTCTCAAAATTTTTTGTGATTTTGTCGCTCATGCCATCTTCTTCAATCGCTCGAAGAATGTTTCTGCCTTTCCCGATAGATGGAACATAGGCTTCTAATATTCCTTTCCCATAGTATGAAATTGTTACTTTATTCGCACATTTTATATAGCAATCTATTTCTTCAAAGTTTCCTTTTAAGTCTCTGGAGAATTGATTGTATTGATTATGTGGGCAGAGAATCCGATATTTACCTTTGAAGTGGCTGATTAGATATCCCATAGAACAACTTCTCCTGATTCTAAAGATTTTTTAACGTCAATGATCCTCTGATTACTGCTTCCTCTGAACTTGAGATTCATATCTCTTAATTCGTGGATATATCTTCCATCCACTAAGACATCACATAATATAACAAGTCTTTCTTTCTCTCTAACCTCCGAAATCTCTTCCCATGTAAACCCGCTGTATAGCCAGACGGTTTTATTTGGTGGGATTTTAAACAGCAAATTTTTTAAATACGAAATATTGCAATTTTCTAAAGGTTCCCCGCCCAAAATAGAGATTCTTTGAATATACGGTCTATTTACAAGCTCTAGAAACTCTTCTTCGGTTTTATCTGTCCATTCTTTGCCGCCATTAAAATCCCATGTTTCGGAATTAAAACAGTTATTGCAATGAAAATGGCATCCTTGAACGAAGAGAGCGACACCTACGCCCTCTCCATTACTAATATCCATACTCCTGATTTTTGCATACCTCACGCTTAATCCTCCTCATATTCCATATCGTCTAAATGATACACTCTATCGTGTATATCTCCATATCTGCCTTGATTTCCTCCATTTTTTGCAGTTCCAATATATCCGCAAACCCTGAATGCAATGTCCATCATTGTATTGTCATCATTGCCGCAATTAGGGCATTGCCATTTAAGTTTTCCGTTTGCATCTTCTACGAGAGGAATGTCCCCGTCAAATCCACATTTTTCGCAATAACAGCTTTTTGTATTGATTTCAGCATACATAATATTGTTATATATAAATTCAATAACATTTAACAATGCGGGAATATTATGGCTCATGCTTGGCACTTCAATGTAGGAAATTGCCCCTCCAGGACTTAATTTCTGAAACTTAGATTCAATTCTGAGTTTTTCAAATGCAGTAATTGGTTCAAAAACAGGAATATGGTAAGAATTTGTGATATAATTCCTATCAAATCCATCTAATTTAACAAAGATGTCCTCTCCAAAACGAGATTTTAAACATTTTGCGAACTTATATGTTGTGCTTTCCAGCGGCGTTCCATACAAACTGTAATCAATATTTTCTGCTTCTTTCCACTGATTACATTTATCATTTAATGCCTGCATTACCTGCAAGCCAAATTCTTCTCCTTTTCCTTCGTCTGAATGAGAGCATCCGGTCATAAATTTGACACATTCATACAGTCCGGCATAGCCAAGAGAGATGGTGGAATATCCATCGTAAAGAAGGCGGTCAATTTTCTCGTGCTTTTTGAGTCTCGCAAGAGCTCCATGCTGCCATAAGATAGGTGCAACGTCTGATGAAGTTCCTAAAAGCCTATCATGTCTTGCTCTTAATGCTTTATGACACAACTCTGTTCTTTCTTCAAATATATCCCAAAACTTATCAAAATCTCCGTTAGACGACAAAGCAATATCAGGTAAGCTGATCGTTACGACACCTTGGTTAAAACGTCCGTAATACTTATGCTTGTCGGTGTCAAAGTTTTTTGCATTTGCAATATTACCTACCTCGCTCGTAAACCTGTCAACAGTAAGAAAACTCCTGCATCCCATGCAAGTGTAAACGTCGCCCTTCAGCTCAAGCATTATTTTTTCAGAGATATAGTCTGGTACGAGCCTTTTAGAAGAACACTCTGCCGCCAATTTTGTAAGATACCAGTATGTAGAATTCTCTTTGATATTGTCTTCTTCCAAAACATATATTAATTTAGGAAATGCCGGAGCGATATAAACTCCGTCTTCGTTTTTAACTCCTTGAATTCTCTGTTTCAACATTTCTTCGATGAGCATTGCAATATCTTTCTTTTCGCTTTTGTTTTTTGCTTCATTTAAATACATGAAAATAGTAATAAAAGGCGCTTGTCCATTTGTCGTCATAAGAGTTACTAACTGATACTGAATTGTCTGAATACCCTTTTCGATCTCTTTCCTGAGTCTTTCTTCTGTAATTTTGTTGGCTACCCTTTCAAACTCTTCACCTTTTAATACTGTGTTGGCTATATCACGCAATTCATGCTCTACTTCTTTTCGAATTTTCTTTCTACTAACTTCCACAAATGGAGCCAAATGAGCAAGAGAAATACTCTGCCCCCCATACTGATTACTGGCGATTTGAGCTACTGCCTGAGTTGCAATATTGCAGGCTGTAGAAAAACTATGCGGCTTTTCAATCATAACGTCGCTAATTACTGTTCCGTTCTGAAGCATATCTTCGAGATTAATCAAGTCGCAATTATGCATGTGTTGAATAAAATAATCTGAATCATGAAAATGAATTAGTCCATCCGTATGTGCCTGTACAATATCTGGGGAAAGCAAATATCTTTTTGTTGCATCTGAACTTACTGATCCGGCAATATAATCTCTTTTTGTTGGATTCAATACGGGGTTTTTATTCGCATTTTCATCCTTCAAATATTCATCGGAGTCTTCTACTAATCGGATAATTTGTTCATCTGTTGTATTTTTATTTTCACGCTGAAATTCTCTGATTCTCCTGTATCCTTCGTAGGATTTTGCTGTCAGCCTATGTCCTTTGTCTATTAATTTGTCATAGACCATTGATTCAATCTCGGAAATATCTATTTCTTCTTCGATGCAACATTCAGCTTTTATTTCTTCCGCAACTTCTAATGCTATTTTTTTATCTACTCCAGAACCAGAAGGCATCGCCTTTAAAATAGCTTTATAAATTTTATCAGAACAAAAATCCACATAACTTCCGTCTCTTTTAATAACTTTTACCAATATACACACACTCTCCTGCTTTAATTAAAATGTCGTTGTATTTATTTGCATTCTTTGTTTTCAATTCGTCGATTTATTGCGGCTGCAATCTCCTCTATAGAAAGCATTCCGTCATTTGCAATCCAAAAATCCACATAGTTCCCTACATCTTCAAAATCCTCTCTATCTGCGACAATTCTACGTTGTGCTTCTAAAAAGGAATCTCCTCGCTCCTCTAATCTATCAAGAAGAATATCTTCCTTTGCTATAATATATATTGAGCAGGCATGACCAAGCCCAATATTACTTAAAAGAGAATCGTATCCTCTTGGATTAGTAATTAAAACTGTTTTATCATCAGCTTTTTTAAAATCCTCTAAGCTTGTTCCATAAGCCCATTCTCCGCCGGATGCCGGACAGAAATAACTTGATTCAGCAAAAAAACCTTCTCTGTCTTTCTTTTTAAATTCTTCTAACGAAATGTAATGATATGTAATTCCTTCAATTTCACCTTTCCTCTTGGGGCGAGTAGTATAAGTAACTAATTGCTTAAACCCATAATTCTTAACAAGTTCGTTTACTATTGTGTTTTTCCCACTTGCTGTTTTACCTAAGATTATTAACATATATCTCCTTTTCTTATGAAAACATTACGATTGTTAATAGAATAAAAGAAAAGCCTGCAAAAGCGGCTATATCGTAATCTCCGCTTGCAAGTCTTTGAAAAAATTTAAAGAAAAGATATGACTGACACGTTATCCGCACTGATGCCAAAATATTAGTCATCATTTTTCCCTGTAATTAATTCTCTGTATGGCAGACTCTCAATCCATTTGCAGAATTCTCTCCATTCATCTAGTTTATGATTTTTGCGAGATTTATAGATATTTGCCAGAACCTCATAATTCAAAAAAACATTACGAGTCTGATTATATGAAGATGGCAATAGTTGAATCATCTGCCACCAATATTTCTTGTTTTTTGTTTTCAAGTATAAATCCCTATAGTGGTTAAGGGCATCCATAGTCAAATCTAAAATATCCAAAGAACCCCATTCATCATCTCCACCGTCTGAGTTTGGATATGTAATTTCTTCATTATTTATCAGATGTTCATAGGAAAAATCATCTAATACAAATTTTTTTGCATCTATCTTGTGCATTGTCGAACAACTATTGGAAACGGTCGCCACTTTATAAGTATCAAACTCTTTCCACCAATACAAAGGAGCCGTAATTCTCACATACACCGGCATCATTCTCATAAATTTTCTATGGTCGGTGCCAGCCTTAGCTAAGCGCTGCATGAGCGAGTGGTCGTTTTCTCCGAGAACATAACCAGAATCGATATTTTTCTTGCAGTCATTTCTATTTTCATGACAACTGTGACATGGTAAACTTTTTAAACAAACGCCACTATCACTCTTCTCCCATGAGTTCATAGGATTCCTCATGCCTTCAATAATAAACTCCATTTGCCCTGGATTCGCTAAAACTACATTTTCTAATTTAATCATAGACTTATAATATTCCTTTCTTCGCACTCTGGACATTCTACGCATGTTGCATATTCTGAAATACCTACTAATTCTTCTTTCGTATCTTCTCTTTCAAACGAAAAAATGCATCCACAATTAAAGCAAGCACACTTCCTTAATCTTCCGTGTTGAATAATTTTAATAGCCATAAAGCTTCCACCTCTCAACTTCTCGTTTGCTTTTCATATTTGTCACAGGCTTTAATCACCCAATTCAGAGCCTCTATTTCTTTTTTTAAAAGATTGAGTTCATGTCCTGAACCTGCCATGTTCTCTCCTAGAATTAAGTATCTATCTCTAATTTCTTTTAAAACTCGTATTCTTTCTCTATTCGTCATTCAGATACCTCGTATTTCTTGCAGATACCTTCGAATGTCTCAAGACCTCTCTGCGAACAACTATGTATCCCAACTCTAATATTTCTGTTGCATATTGACATCATCCCAAGAACCGATTTAGCGTCCACGACATATCTTCCAACTATTGCATCTACATCGGCAATTACATACGTATTCAAATCGTTAACGAAATTCTGTAAATCACAAATATTAGATAAATCCAATAAAAACGTTTTCTTAATCAAATTGTTCTCCTATCTTTTTATGTAAACATCGTAATAGTCAACGCCATTCTTTTCCGTTAGCTCATGATGGTCCACGTAGACATCTATAATGTTCCCTTTAATTGCTCCACCACAATCATCCGCAAGGTACTCTCCCCCGTTTATATAAACTGTCGTCCCATAAGGAATAACGGACGGATCAACCGCTATAGTATAATCGCTCTTGCAAGTGTGCCCCGTGCTGGTAAGTCTTCCATATCCTTCGCTACAGCTATCGCAGTTGCAATAATAAGTAATTTTAAATCTCCCCATAGGAATCACCGGATTTTGCTCGCTTAAGTATTCGTTCCACACAAACCCTTTTGTTCCATCTGCAAGCTTTACTATATCCCAGCCGCAAGAAGCATCTCCTATCCTTTTTAGTTTTGTTCCGATTCTAACCGTTTGAAGTATTTCCCCATTAATAGAAGGAGTTTTTCTTATATTTAAAGATGCTGTAGAATATAGGTATTTAACGTCTCTTTTTGCTGAATACAGTTTTTCTCCGTTTTCTTCGTTATAAACATTTAAATACCCATTATGCTCATTCTGTACAATTACCTTGTCCGGCTTAAAGTATGTCTGAAAATTTACTGTCCCCGCCGAAACAGGGACGACACTTAGCGCAGAAGAAAAAGCTCCCGCAAGTAATAATTTCGTTATTTTGTTCATAAAGCTCTCCTATTTGTCTCTCAGTTCTTCTTCTAGTATTTCAAATGCATTAATAACTTCTTTCTTTTCTTGGATATAGTCGGGTGCCTCTATCTCTTGCCCATCAAGAAATTCGTAGACTTTATTGTCTTCCATAAAATAGCCAGCTAATCCCAAACGATGTCTTATATTTGAAAGAATGGTAAATGCATCTACCTCTACTACCTCTCTCGTTCTCATTGAAATTTTCATATTTATTCCTCTATAATTTCTAAAAAATCTTCTTCCGAAATAATCGGTATATTCAACTGTTTTGCTTTGATGTTTTTACTGCTTGTAGAATTTTTATCGTTATTAATTAAATAATCTGTTTTAGATGAAATAGAACCGACAACCTTACCGCCAAGTTGTTCAATTTTTTCTTTTAGCTTACTTCTATTTGCAAACTGATGTAGCTTTCCGGTAATCACAAAATTCTTCCCTTCTAATTTATTTTCTGCCGGATTTTCCTCTACTTTTTCAAAAAAGAATTCTTTCTCCAACTCAAGGAATTTGTCGCAATTATTACTCCACCACACAAATAGCGAATGAGCCATTTTATCTCCGAACCCATCTATTGCAGTAAATTTATACGGACTTTCTCCCATGATTTGCTTGAATTTTTCGATATCGTAATTGCACATTTTAGCCATGTCTTTGCTTGCAGATGTTCCAATCAAAGGGATTGATAATGCGGCAAGAAATCTATCAAATGAAATAATTCTTGATCTCCCTATACTGCCCAACAAGTTTTCAACTGATTTTTTTCCAAATCCATCCATTCTGAGAATACTATTCTTATATTTGTTGAGATGGTAAATATCTTTAATACAACAAATCCAGCCCTTATTAATAAATCTCTGTAATGTAGCATCTGATAATCCGTCTATATCTAGCGCATTTTTACTCACTGCATGAGAAAGTTTGCCAAGCAGTTTTCCCTGACAATCAGGGTTTTTGCAAATAAGAACTTCGCTGTTATTTTCCTTTACAATCCCTGTCTCGCCGCCGCATAATGGGCACTTATCTGGAGGATTAATAAGCATTTTATTTTTTAATTCTTCCGCTGATAGATATTCGCCCCATCTTATCTGAGGAATGATCAAATTGCTTTTATATACTGCAATAACCTGTCCTTCGAATGGTTGATGAAGTGTTTCTCTCATGACGGAAATATTATGAAGAGACGCTCTTTCTACCGTAGTACCTTCTAGTCCTACCGGCTCAAAAATAGCTGTCGGACAGAGACTTCCTGTCTTTCCCATTGTCCATTCGATTCTCTTTAACTTTGTCTCCATATCATCGTTCTTTGCTTTCCATGCAATTCCGTTTCTAAAATGGTGACTCGTGTATCCAAGAGATTTTCCGTAGTCTACGTCTTGAAATTTGAAGACAACTCCGTCCTGCGGCAGATTCATTTCATCCGCTTTCTTGATAAAAAACTCTATTACTTCATCGATTTTTGTCATTCCATAAACAACACCACTAAACGGAACAACATCAAAGCCAAGAGATTCTGCTTCAGATAGTTGCAAAGAAAACAAAGAATCTTTAGCTCCTTCGACTACTTCCCATGCATACCAGCTAATTTTTCTGTTTTTTACCACGCTTGTATCTAACGTAGATAATGTTCCTGCAGTTAAATTGCGACTATTTTTATATTCTCCGTTTTTATTTACTTCTTTAAAGTCATCTAGCTTAATAAGCGCTTCACCATTTATTTTATAGATGCCTTCTTTGTTTATATGTAGCGGCACATTCATAAACTGTTTGGCAGCTTCCGTAATATCATTTCCGACGATTCCATTTCCTCTTGAAACTGCTTTAAGAAGATCGCCATTTTTGTAAATTAGTCGGACACTCATTCCATCAAGCTTGATAGAGGCAACAGAATTTTTTCCTTTAGAAAATTCAACTACTTCCTCTATCGAATGACACTTATCAAGCGAAAGCATTGGAATATCATGTTTTACTTCTGGGATATTTTTTAGAATTGTAGCTCCTACATTTTGAGTAGGGCTATTAGATGAATAAAATTTTGTTTCTGACTCTAACTTCTTCAGCTCGCCTATTTTTTTGTCGAATTCTGCATCGCTCATAACCGAGTTCCCATAGTTGTAATATGCTTCAGAAGCTTCATTAAGAGTTTTTATTAAAGCTTTAATTTTTTCGATTTTTCTGTAACTTTCCAAATACTACTCCTTTGTGATATCTGTTTTTCTACCTGCGTACTCTTTAAACAATTCCATCATTTCTTTTTCTTCTGGAAAGAAGCAATCTGTTTTCTTGTATGAAGACAGCCATGCTAAAAAATTATTCATTAACTGCCCAAATCTCCAATCCGGAAATTCATCTGCCCAAATCTCTGCGAGTTCATCCGTAAACTCTTTAATCCTGCTTACATCTCTCAATAGATTTCTCCATTTCTTTTGCTTTGTCTCTTGCGATATCGCACTGGTGGAAATCTCGCAAAACTTCAAATTTCTTGTCTCCAAATCTACTTCTCCATTTGCGTATAGATTTTTCGCTATTCCAGCCAAACGGCAACATATGATAATTTATCAAAAAGCAACAATCAAGAAGGGGCATACTTCCTCTTAAATCATCTGGTCTTTGCAATTCAGTGAGAACCATATAACTTCCAACTTCCGCATGTCCGTAATAATGGGCGATTCCATCTTCGTCAATTTTTTGAGTAAACACTTTTCCGATATCGTGAAGGAACGCTCCTACGGCAAAATGACTGGCTAATCTTAAGAAGTGAGCATTATATCCTCTCATTTTGCAAAAACATTCGTATGCTTCTGAGCAATGTTCGTCCAGTGTTCTATTGTGATGTGGATTTTTTTGATCGAACTGATACATACGACTAAACAAATCTGAAACGGAAAAGGCTCTATAAAGGTCGTCGAAGTCATGACGTGCCACTATAGAAACATAATCCCATCCTTCTTCATAGAATGGAATCTGGAATTTGAATAATTGTTTATACAGAACACTTTCTGGAACCGGATGCTCTCTATCTTTATTATCTTCCACGCAATAACTAAATGGTTTTGACATGATATAACATTCTTTATGTACGTCTAAGCCATTTACACGATTTAGAATTGCTCGGCGAGATTTCATCGTAATATTTGTTGCATCTGCAATAACATCTTTTTTCTTTTCAAGATTTCTTCGAATTCTTTCGTGGAAAATTCTAAATACTTCTCCGTTTTTAGATTGATCTTCCACTCTTCCGCATATCTCTTCTCTTATTGCGTCAGATGAAATTACGATCGTGTTTGTCGGATTTTCCTTTTCAAGTTCTTTTGCGTAGCTAGACTTCCCGCTCGCAGAAAGCCCAACCATCACAATTAAACGAGGTATTCTTTTATGCACTTATATTTTCCTCCATAACTTCTTCAGCTTCTTCCATATCTGGAACGTCGGATGTATCTTTGATGATTCCTTCGCAAACCTTAAATTCAAAGCACTTATCTTTAAAGGCTGTAAAGCTTTCTCTATTGTCAATTCTGACAACTACGCCCTCTGCAATATGGGTCTTACCAATTTCATCCGCTGGCATTCCAGTAATGTATTTATCTACTCTTTCTTTTAAGTCTTCCTGCGTTGTGAACATAAACTTCTCAAGTTCTGGAACATGATTGACTCCGAGTTTCTCGCACCAAATCTTAACTGTTTCCCACGGAAGTTCAATTACTGTTCCATCTGGTGAAGTCATCGTCATTCTATAAACATACATTTCTGATTCTCCCGGCTCGCATCCGTAAGCAAAAACGGTTGAATCGCCAAATTTTCTTGAAAACTCTTTATCTTTGACTTTCTTGTTTGAAACAGATGGCATAATTGGAGTTGATTCGTTTACCCATCCAACAATCTCATAAAAGATTTCCATTCCTTCTGGGATTCGATTTTTAAGCAGCTCATGATATTTTCTTCTAAATGAGTTATCGGAGTAATATCCATCATTTCTGGTTACGTCTTCTAAAATCACTCTCCTGCTTCCAGATACAATCGCAATATTTTTCTCTTTCTTAGGTTTCATTCGGAGCAATGTTCTAACAAAACTATTCTTATCTTCAACTTTTACGGTCTTAGCTGTTCGAGCGGAAGTCCCATGCATTTTACGAGTGATGTAAATCGTGTCGCCCGGCTTAAAAGCATTCATATTGTAAGCTAACTGGGCGGTATCTTTATGCTCCTTAAAGAACGGATAAACTACAGCTAATTTCTTCTTATTCTTTCTTTTACTATTTTTGCTTCCTGAATAGTTAGAACTACTTCTCTCATTTTTTCTAGGAATATATTTACGACAAATTTCATGACCGCCTAAAACGGTAATCTGGTCTCCATCCTTTAATTTCTCGATATCTGTATATTTAGCCAGCGTTTCGATTGGAAGAACAAGACCTTCTGACTTCTCTCCCCTTAATTTGATTGCAGTAACATTTCTTTTGTTTTCGTCCATGTATCCGCCAACATTATTTCCATTTTCGTCTTTAATTCTTACAAGGTTATTTTCTTCCGCATATTCAGCGGATAACTGCCCGTCTGTCGGGAAAAATACTACCCTCTGTCCTTCTTTGTAACTCAAATCGACAATTACATTCTGTCCAAATACCTCAACGCACTGTAATCTGTCTGCGTTGCTATGTTTTCTAATTTTTCTGATAGTAGTAATATAAGCACAGTACATAAAATTCCTCCGTATAGAAAATTTGATTATCGACTATTATGTTTCACTTCTAAAATTTCACCGCTAAAGCAATCGTAAAAGCTCTGAAAATTCCCGTTTTTACTTGCAGGAACAGCAAATACGACACTCTCAAAACAACCATATTCTTCTCGCAATAACAGCTTATGAAATATTTTTGCAACTTCCTCTCCGCTTTGTCCGAAAACTCCGCATCCGAAAGCGCCAAGGATCAGAATATCTATTTTATGCCCTTTTGCTATGTCTAAGACAAAATCAATTCTCGATTCTAAAACCCTCGAATTTTCTTCATCAGAGACGTTACAATATTTTTGAGCTGCTCTCTTGTTAGGAGCGGCACAAGTAATTACGTCGCAATAACATATTTTGCCTTCTCTTTCAAAAATAATATCTGGAGAATAAAGGGCTCTGTTATGATATAATGCATGATTTTTACTTTTTCTGTTTAATTCATAATATGGCTCCGCTTCTTTTAGCACATTATATAAAAATGACTCGTGACAGAGACATTCTTCCTGCGCTCTACTTCCTTTAATAAACATTCCGCCGGCATTTTTGTATGAAGCAAAATTTAAAGCCGCAATTCTTTTATCTTTTGAAGCGAACTCTAAAATTGCTCCAACTGTATCTATATCGCAGACATAAATTTGAGCCTCTACCGTAGTGTTCTCTGTCTCTTCTTTTTCTGTTTTTAAGATATCTATAGAATTGCAGATTTCTGTATTTTTAATGGAATACTTTATTTCTTTCGAGTATTTTTCTTCCATCTCTTTCGTATGAACTTTCGCAATTTCCGCTCTTTTTTCTTTGCCTGTCCAATAATCTTTTATATTCTGCATATCCGCTCCCATATATTATAAGCTGTTATTTTTTGAAATTTCGTTTATATAGTCATTGTATTTTTTTAGTTTAAGTTCTGCATTATGCAAAAGTTCCTCATAATTCTCTATCTTTTTATTTAAAGTTTTTCTACCCTCTTTAAAAAAATCTCCTAATCTTTTATTTAGCATTTTCGCTGCATCTTCTTTATTGTTAGCAATAACAACGCAAACTTTAAATTTAGGGATTCCATCTATAAACATGGAAAACGAATTAGCACCATATAGTGCGACATCATCGACAAAAATATCTTGATTCAGTTTTCGCTCTTTTTTGTCGTATATATAGTACAAAAAGTGACTTCCTCCCTTCCCATGAACAATCTCATATTCTCGCAACGAGAAGTTAAGCTTATAGTCTTCCATTAGAATATCTGATTGTTCGTCCGACGGAGTAAACGCATATATGTGACAATCTTTATACTTAATGGGAGACATTTTCTTATTCCATTTATCTATTGCCGTACCATTAAATGAAGAAAATCCTGTTCCTACTTGGCAAGTCGGACAATATATTTTATATTTCGCTTCTTCAAACCCGTACTTATCAACTCCTGTCTTTTTTATAATCTGCGGGTCATTATTACATAAGTTGCATTTGGCTATTTGGGGGCTAAATTTTATAAAATTCCTTAATTCTTCTTGTTCTAGAACTTCGATTGTTTCCTTCTTCTTTCTCAAGCGCTTACTCCTCCATCTCATCATTTAACATTTGTCTTTTAAAGTCATCCCATCCGCACTGATACCCGTGCAAAAAAATATTGAAACATTTGTCACATTTTACGCCTGAGAATCTCTTCAGAGGACACCATGTCTGCCTTTTCTTGAAATATCCGGCTTTTAGATCAATTACCCTGCAAAGACGTTCATTTAACGGCTCGGACTCTATCTCGCAGCAAGCAGTAATCCCTCCTGGTAGCTTTCGAGAAAACATACACTCCGCACAGGTTTCCGGCATATCCATAAATAATGCAGCTTTATCCATATACTTCTCCTAATATCTCATACATTCTCGTATTAAACTTATAATTAAAATCTTCGAGCAGTGGTTTGTCTCTGCTATAACATGTAGATAACTTATTTAACTCAACCATTGATATGTCTCCATTTAAAGATATATTCCACTAACCATTTACCAGAAAAATCAAATAAACCGCTGATTACTATAATTACCATAATCGCTATAAAACTAAACCTGTTCTTTAATCCATACTTGGCGTTAATGGTTTCTGTTACTACAATATGAGTATGCTCCAAGTTAAAAATATTTGAATTAAATGAATAATTTGATCTTCAACTAAATTTATCGTTTCTTTATTTGCCTTCTCATTATCCACATACATATGTATTGCGGTATTGAGAAAAGCTAACATCCAAAAATAAATATGCTGCTCACTAATCAGTACCGGTATCATTATTAAACATGTCCAGCAAAAGCTATGCATAAATAATGCCATGATATAATCGTATTGATACATTTTCTTAGGAGCGTTTTCTTTCCAGTATTTTCTCTGCTTTGCAGAAGCAAGCCAACCCTGTAGGTTATAATCAGCTAAAATATGTCCCAGAATCATAGCTGCCAATATTAATATTTTATCGTGCATTTTCGCAACAACCTCCCTATCTATCAAGTAATCTTTATTTTCTAATTATTATATCTTCCTTCTGTTTTAGGATTTGATCTAAAGTTCTCGGAGTGTAATCCATATGTTTAAGCATACAGCCTACATTATAAGAATTCACTGGGATACCTATGTCTGAGGAAACATTTGTGATTGCTATTTGGAACAATTCCTCTTCCTTTGTGTTATGGACATGTCCGTACAAATGAATCGCTCCTTTATGCTGATTCTGATAGAAAAGAATCGGATAATGACTCAAAACAACTTTCCTACCATTATCTTTAATCATTTTATAATCATAAATTCCTTGAAAATATCCTCTACAGTTACTGTTTTCACTCCATCCATCGTGATTTCCTTTTATAAGGAATTTCACTCCATTAAGCTTTCGAAGAATCTCTTCCGTATCACGAGCATTCATCCAGCTAAAATCTCCGAGGATATATACTTTATCGCTTGATGTTACTGTTTTGTTCCAGTTTTCAACGATCAAATTGTCATGTTCTTCAATATTTTCAAAGTGTCTTCCGCCGTCCTGTTCATCGAGCTTCATAATATTTTTATGACCTAAGTGAGTATCGCTTATGTAGTAATTCATATTTCTTCCTATTTATGGGTGACTCCAATTATTTTAAACATCTCATCCACTGAATCCAACAAGTCGTGTCTCTTATCGAACGGAGCAGTTGAGCTTTGGGCAAATTTTCTTTCAACCATATCTATATAATAAGTAAAATTTCCATCGTCTCCCATGTAAAATTCTTCCCATTCGTCGTCTTTCACGAGTCTTTTTACTTCGAGCTGCTCAATAGCGAGATTGTCAAAACTCACGACTTTAAACATTGAAAGGATATCCGAAAGAGTATCGTACAGCCACTTCTGGTTTTCTCTTACTTCTTCATAAGATTCGATAAGATAATCAAATCCTCTTCTTAATTGCTTATATCCAAGAATCAAAATCTTTAAATCTTTATCTCTTAAGCTTTCAATATCTTCTGGCTTCAAAATTCCGTTAATTACGTGAATTACTGCATTTGGTATAGTAGAAATTTTTGATATAAAATCTCCTGTCGGATTTACCAGTGAAACGCCAAGCCCGTAAATCAGTTTTTCGCTTACAAGCTTTTGGATAAGTTTAAAATTCTGTTCAAAATGAACTTGGTTAACTGTAATATTTGCAATCACTTTTCGATCTCTAAGCTTTTCAAGAAACAAAATTAAATCTGGATGTTCTAATACGTTTCCGCCGCCGATTGCGACTTCTTGATATGGATGCAACGTGTCAACAAATTTTTCATTTAGGATATCTCCGTGTTTTCCGGCTGGAGTGCTTCCTTCGTGACAAAAAGCGCAATTCATAGAACATTCGTTCGTTATCTTTATATCCATATTTTCAGCCCATTCCGGACAGAACCAATCCTCGTTTGTCTCTCTGACTTTTGTACCGTCCGAAAAAATTGAAACGGTATAATTTCCATTTTTATATTTTCCTAACAGTTCCATTCTTATATCCTCCAAAAATACTCTTACTAACTCAAATCATCTTGCTATTATTCATATCCCCACTTTCCAAACGCAACGATTTTATCTCCACTTTCTGTAGTATAATGTTTTACAAACGTTTCAAGATAACAATCATGACTCCATTCTCTGAAGGTCTCTGCATCAATATCCTCAGCATGAATATCTTCTGAATATTTAGTATAATATTTTTCTTTTAAATCCTCAGATAACTCATCCCAGTCTTTAGCGTACTCATCTTTGTGATCCTCGTAATCTTGTCGAGCTCTTTCTTTTTCGTCTCGCGATAAATCTGGAATCTTTACAAACTCATCTTCATACTCTCTATAAGCGAGCTTTCCATTTTCCCACTGATTGAATTTCTCTTCGCTACAGATTGACAAACTATGGGTGCTACTACTATTAGTTTCAAATGTCCCTCTTCTAATCTGTCTTTTCATATATTCCTCCTAGTGATTGTCGTTATCAATTATCAGCTTAATTCCTTTATCGAAAATAAATTCTTCTATTGTGCAGCCATATTCTTTCATCAAATCGTCTATTCTTTTTACTGATAGATGATCAATATAGCCATCGTGGTCTGCCCAGCTCATACCTTCATAGCAAACCTCTTTTATTTCTTCATTAATTATGATTCCGTCACATTTACATCTTGAAGCAACAACGTCATTGATTTTCTTGAAATCTTCAGTTTCATACAATTCTTCGAGAGAGAAACAAAATGGATGCGTTTCTATAAGCATCGTCGCAAGATATGATAATTTAGTTTCTGGGTCCTTGTACCTTTCGTATCCCCACCCAAATTCACCAAATTTCGTAATTACTTTATTGCTATCCGTATCTACAGGGAGATACTCCGTTATTCCCTTTCTTCCTTTGATTGATAAGCTATGCATTGAACTTGAATTGGTTTCGAAAACATTTCTTCTAATTTGTCTTTTCATATATTTCTCCTTAAAATAATCTGACTATCTGTTCGTACAAACATATATCTCGTTCAGTTACCTTCAAATTATCGTGGTAATGACCGAAAATCCAGCAACTAAAATCTGTCTTTTCCCTTATATTATCGAAATAATCAGTTAACTTATCTGATTTGAAAAATCCATTAGACATTTTGTCCTGTAAAGAAGTAGATGTGCAATGAGTAATAATATAATCTACTATATTGTCATTTTCCTCCAAATTATGAATTCCTTCTAACATTTCTGCATCATTTGGTAGTTCACGACTCCACCAGCTCAAATGATTGACTCGAAACATCTTGTACGGGTCAGCTATCCACTTTTTAATCCTTGAATCTCCTATCTCAAGAATCCCATCTTGGATGTCGTGGCTTTTTGCGCCGCCAAAAGTAAATATCTTTTTCCCGTCGATGTTATAAACTTGTCCTCTCATGAGATGAATCACATGCGGACGAATAAAATGTACTTTTCCGCCGTTCCACGTTTTTACAGGAACATTGTCTAATATGTCATAATTGCTGTGATTTCCTTCAACGAATAAAGTCGTAAAATTACGCTCTTCCAGCCAATCTAGCTTATAATTTTCTTCCGCTGAATTATTCCAGATTCCAAAATCTCCGGCAATACACACATAGTCGTCTCTAGTCATGACTTTCTGCTCTGGAAAAGATTCCTTCCTTAATCTTCTTATCCAGTCTCCGTGAGTATCTCCTGTTATCATGAACATATAACCATCCCCTTTCTGCAATTATATCTTCTGAATTTCCTCTTGTTTTTTCTCTGATTCGTCCTCTATTGTTATGTCATCGAAATCATCAACCGCATAAATGTCTAAATTTAATCTTGGAGAGAACGCTCTAAAAGTATTTCTAATGAAGTTTTCGGCTTCGTCTTTGTTAGCTACATCTAATACGGGAAGAACAATTCTTGCTGATACTAAGTAATTTTTCATAATCTACCTCATATAATTTTTTAAATAATATTCGAAATATTTTTTAATAAAAAGCGGAGAATATTTGTGATCCGGCATGAAGAATACAGGGATATGATATTTAAACCAAAATGTATGAATTGATGCAAGAAAAGACTTTTTATTATAATCTCCTCTGTAGTTCCCATCCGCTATGTCTGAATAGCCGGCGTTTTCTACGAGCAAGACTTTTTCATATGGGGCAAGAGCAAACTCCTTTTCAATCCTATCTCTTCCTTTTGTTAGATTCGTAGACAGCTCCTCTAAACTGCCTTTTCTTTCAACGACTACCTTTCCTTCAAAAGATATGTCTCTCGGAATTCCCAGCTCGGGATTTTTAGTCAGCAAAAAACTGTAATCTCCATATTTTAATGTCTTTATTTTGTATTTAATCCCAGCTTTATCGAAACTGCTAATTATATGATCTATTTTCTTCTCTCTTGTGTCTATCAAAATAACCATAGATTCTAATAATAATTCCTTTTCTTTATCTGTGTATTTGTATAAATCTAAAATATCAAGCTGCCTCCTTATGTGCTTTATACAAGA